TCAAACGTCCAACGTGGTCAGCGGGACATTCGGTAACTCCTCTAAAACGACACGCCCTTTAAACGACAGCCGCGTGCCGATGGCCTTGTCGATGCCATCGACGGTGACGGTGCCGCCCTCGGGGGTAGTGACTATCGATGTGCCGTTGGCAAGATGCGCGGTGACGCTGCCCATCTGCACCGGCTGGCTGTCGAATAGCTTGGCGAGGGCACTCCAGGCATTAGCCATAGCGATGAATCTCCACACTTTGCGTGACGGTGATCGCCCCTTGGTTATCGACGGTGGCCACGATCTGACAGGCCGCAACGATGCCGTTCCAGAGGGCGTCTGGATTGGGGTAGGTGCTGGCGACCTGCGTGCCAGGTGGTAGTAAGGGCGCACGGCTGGCGGGGTTAGAGGCCAGTGGCGTATCGAACGACACGGTGCGCTCCAGGCAACTTGTCGATAGCTCAGCGATGCCCCGCGCCCTAGCGGCATCGGCGTGAGTGATGAGCGGGTCGCTGACGCTGGGTGCCAGATTTTCAGCGACGCCTGGCCGGCGGACCTTGGCGTAAATCCCGCCCGTGCTGCCGCCCGAGACAAAGATCGCGGTATAGCGTGGCGGCGTCTGATTCTTGACCGCATAGCCGAAAGCCCGGTCGGCGGCGATGGTATGAACGGCCTGGCTGTTGTCTAGTGCCCAGACCGGGCTGGGATAGCGCGGAGCGACGCGGAGGATGTTGCTTTCCCGGTCAGTCAGCACCACGCCACCAACGGCCGAGGCGATGGCTGTGATGGATTCAATCGGTGCCAGCTGACGGTATTGAAAGGCATTAGCCGGCACAAGCCAATTGACGATCTGCCAGTCGAGCACCCAGCCGGTGCTGGCCAGCTCATCGGCGGCCAACTGGCGGGCGGTACGGGCGACGGTGACCACCCGATCACGCGGCGTCGCCGTTGGCTTGGCCAAGCTGCCCGAGGGGCTACGGCCGGTGACGGTTGAGCCAAAACTATTGAAGCCATGCGCCTGGTTGTATTCATCGGCGTTAAATAGCCAGCGGTAGGCATTAACGCTGACTTCAATAATCGCGGTGGGGTTGGCTTCCAGCAAAGCTACCGCTTCAAGACCAGCAAAGGCCAGCGAACAGCGCCACGCCCATGAGTCGAGGTCGCCGGCAAGGGTGATCGCCGTCGGGGCCACCGCGACACCACCGATCAGCACGCTCACCACCGGTTCGATATACAGCCCCCCCGCCGGCTGGATGACACCACCGGGATCGGGCGCCGGTGGGGGTGTGACTGGTGGTGGATCGACCGGATCGGGCGGGGGCGGCAAGTCATCGGCCGAACTCGGCAGGCGGACCTCGGTAGCGACAACAACAGCATCGGTTGGCAGTACCAAGGCAAGCGTGCTGATGATGCTGATGCTGGGAAGCGCCGCCTTCGCTGTCACGGCCAACAGATTTGCAGGCAAGCGGGTCGTGGCCGCTGCCGTGCCTTGCTCGCCAGGCAGTCGAACGCTAGCGTTCGACAACCAGGGCCACAGGCAGGCGAATGGCGTTACTGCTGCCGGCCAAAACGGCAGGAAGGCGAGCGGCCGTGCCGACATTCGCCAATGCAGTAGGAAACCGCGTAACTGATTGCGCCGGGCCGAGTCCTGCCGGCAGCCGCGCCACGTTGCTGACCGACCCGCCGGTGGTGGGTAGGCCGGTGGTCAGACTGAGCCGCCCGTTATTGGCGGGCAGCAATCTGGCTTGTTTTAACGCCAGGGCATTGGCAGGTAACACCCGCCGCGATACCAGGGAGGTAGCGGCGCCGGAGAACGTGACGGTGGCGGAAATGGCGCTACGGCTCATGGTCATGCCTGGTCAATATCGCCGGCAATGGTGGCGGTCACGCTGACGCTCTGGCTGGTCGCCCCTGGCTGTACGGCGCGCAGTAGCCAGACCGGCGCGAGCGCACCGTTCACGTTAATGCGCACCGCGTTATCGTATCCCCAGCCCGAACCCCAGCCGGTGGCAGGGATGCTCAGATAAGGGGCGCCGGTGTTGGGGTTGATCGGCGCAATGGCGCCGCTGATGGGGCCGGAGAAGATGGCGCCAGTTTTTTCGCCGATCAGGACGCCAGAATCTGGGCTGTCGAAGTGAAAGACAAATCGTTCGCTGATGGCGCCCTTGTTAGTGACGATGATGGGGGCGCCGGCCGTGTCGTAAGTGGCGCTGGCGGGGTTGCCGACGAGCACATCCGACCATTCGCCCGTCCATGTTTCCATATCGAAAACCGAGGCGACATAAGCGGCACGATCCCCCAGCGGCATGCGGCTGGTGATGGTAGCGGCGGTGGTGTAAGCACGGGGCAGCGGCGGCGCCAGGGTAATGGTCTGCGAGGCAGCAATGTCGCTAAAAATGGCCGATTGCAGTTGAACTTCGACAAAGGCGTTGGCCATCCCGGTGGCGGTCCATGCAGCCGCCGGAACCATCAATATGGGCGCATTGGTGACCGGATCGCGCAAGGTGTAATCGGTCAAGAAGCTGCCATTGCCCATGGCGTAATTACCCAGGTTAACGCTGAAAAAATCCGCGTTCTGGTGGATAAACCTCACTACGTTATTAGGCGTGTCTTCATACAAAACGATTTGCGACTCATCAACGGCAACCCCCGTGGAGCCGAGGGACGTCGCTGTTGCCGGCTGCACCACCATCGCTATGTTCGCCACCGCAACCGCCACATGCTCGCTGCTATTGACCCCTTCCGAAATGCGCACCACATCGCCTGCCCGCAAGACCGGAAGAACGCCGGCTTTGCTCAGGCCGTGATACATCACGGTCGGTACCACAGTCCCCGGCAGCGAGGTATCCACCGACAGCATTGGCGAGACCTTGACCAGGGTGTTCGCCGAAATCGTGGTGGCGTTGATGGGAGCATTTGCCGTGGGATGAATAGAACCGTAGGCACGTAATCCAGTGCGGTAATCGGCCGGCTGGCTCAACGCCGTTTGAACATCGGCCAAGGTGTCGGCAAACGAAGTTGCGGCAAGGGCGTAATAACCGACGTGGCTATCGGTCGGCGCGGTCAGATAGAGCCCGGCTCCATAGAGGGCGGCGCTATCGGCGTTTTGCGGGCCGATGAACACCTTGCGCCAATCCTGGCCTCCGGCCACCAGTTCGGTACTGGTGATGCCGGAGAACAGGGAATTAACAACGTTGTCAGGGATGACCCGAGAGGACGGCAGGCCGCCCGAGGTGGGGGCGTTGCTGGCCAAGGAAGCGGCGATGATTTTGAGGTCGGCAGCGATGACGGGCATGGGGGAACCTATCCGGTTAAAGGGTAATCAGGGAGACGGTCAGGAAGTAGGGAGCGCTACTGTCGTAGCGGTCGGCCGGCAGTACGGGCTGGGCTTTGACGGCCGGCTTGCTGTGATCGAAGGCGACATCGAACGGGCGGCCATCGGCCAGGACCAGCACCAATGGTGCCGGCAGCAAGGTCATCGCCTGCAATTGCAGGACGGTGGCGCGGCTGACCCAGACCTCGCCGCCGCCATCGAGTGTGATGGCCCGGCCGGCCACCAGCGTGGTTTCCTCGATGATCTCGGTGGCGGCCAGCGTCCGGCGGCGATTCTGGGCGCGGGTCGGCGCATTGAATTCATCGACCCAGATCAGATCGTCCGGCAGGAGGCAGACGTCGGCGCCGTGCGTTAGGGTGATCATGATTTGATGGTGACCCCGGACACCGATTTGATGCGCTGGAAAACATTAGCCAGGGCCGCCGCATCGCGCTCGCTGAAATGGCCGACAGCGGTTTCACCGCCATCGGTGAAGCGCACTTCGATGACCCTGTCGACTACCGGTCTGGAGGCGGCCACGGCCGTTCCGCTTGGGTTGGTGGGATTACCGCCAGGCACTAGCCCGCCGGTGGCTAAATGCAGCACCGGTGCCGTCGCGTTGGCCAATACCGAGGCGGCACGCTGACTAACGGCCATGGAATTCAAAGCATGCATAAAGCCAACACCAAGGCGGGCAACCGTCTCGCGGGGGACTACCCATTCGCCCGGCGTCAGCATCGCCGGCACGGTATCGCTGCCACGGGCATGACCGCCGCTGGCGAATTTATTAAGGGTGCTGCCTGGGCCACCGGCCGAACCCGGTAACGCTGCGTTGGCGTAATTGCTGCCCCAGGCGTCCTGGGCGAGCATCGCCTGGCGTACCAGCCCTTCCAGTTGGCCGGCGGAATCCGGCACTTTGCCAAGGACGCTACCGAGCACGGCGGCACGCAACATGAAATCGGAGGCCCAGCCAATCGGCGGGTTGCTCAACTTCTTCTGCAAATCACCGAGCAGGCCACGTGCCGGGTTGGCCCGGCCAATAGTCAGCGAGAGCTGGTCGTTGCTGCGCACCCAGTTGCCGAATACCGGCACATTGCCCGGCCCAGTCGTGCGGAATTTGGGGTCCCAGATCCAACCGTAGTGCTTGCCGTCGCGGTAGTTGTCGCGGCTCATGGCCACATTGGACACATCGGCGGCGGTGACCTGGCCAGCGGCGATGGCAGTCTTGATCGCCCGGCGAAACAGATCGCCAACCGGCAGCAGCGGGCTGAAAGTACGCAAGCCTTCAACCGACGGGTAGTCGGTGCCATTGGCTTGATAGATTTTGGCGGCCAAGGAAGGGTTGTAATCTTGGCCGAGTGTGCTTAGCACGGCCGGTGTGCTGACGCTGGTCGGGGTGGGCGCGGTGCCGAGTTCAGGCTCGGCTGGGCGGCTACTCCCGTAGGCATTGATACGATCCGCCAGGCCGCCAGTGGCGAAGTGCGACAGCTTGTCGAGAAAAGAGGTGCCGTAATGCTGGGTCGCCGATTTCTTGATGACGAAGGAACCAGCCGGCAGATCGGCGCGGTAGGTGTCTCCATCGCCGACGCCCGGCACTGTCCCCGAGCGATGCAGCGGCGCCGGCATGCCGGTATCGGCAAAGCCAACCGGACCGCCGGTGGCAAAAGCCGCCAGTGGCATGGTCAGCGCCGACGCCAGTAAGCCGGCGCCGGCCAGCCCGCCGGTCGCGTTCTGCTCAACGCGAACGACGTTGATGGTATGCGTCGAGCTAGTGTTTTCGTTATTGAGACTGCGGATTTTTTGCAGGGCGGCCGTCAGCCCGTTCGGGCCGTCGAGCTGGACGCTGTGCTGCGACTCGGTGGTGATTCTGTCGAGCGCTTTGACCTTGCTTTCGACATCGGCGATCTTCTTCATCGCCGCGTCGTTGTCGAGCTTCAAGGTATTTTCCAGCGGGTAATCCTTGGCGTACTGGCCGAGCGCCTTTAGCGCGTCCTTGGCCTTGCTTGTATCGACATTGACTTCCTGGCCAGCCTTGATCTTCTCGGCGAATACCCGGAATTGCTCTTCCGCATCCTCCAGCTGCAACTTGATCGGCAGCAGTCGCTCGCGTTCGGTGATCTCTTTGTCCAGATCAGCCATCAGCGTCTTGACCTGGTTGGCCTCTGCCTTGATGTGCAATTCCAGCGCCTGTGCGGATTGCTGGGCGATGCCGGCGATGGCCTGCTGCACTTGCTGCAACTGTGCCAACTCGCGGTTGCGCTCGGCTTCGAGGCGACTTGACGCTGAGAGATTGGCCGCTTGTTCGGCTTCAATGGCCGATTTGGAAAGTTGTGCAGCCGCTTGGACGCGTTGAGTGGCCGCAGCGGCGGCCTCCCGAGCGGTGATGACGACCTGTTCGCCGTCGCTGATTTCGTGGGCGTTTTGCAGGGCCAGTTGGGCGGCTTTATCGGCCCACTCTTTGGCCGCCGTATAGTCGCCGGTTCGGGCTGCTTCCTTGGCCCTGGCCATGTCCAGGTCAGCCTGCTTTTGATCGTCGAGGTATTTCTCGTAATCGTTCATGCCGACCTGCTGCAAGCCGCGCAGCCGGTCTTCGGTGTTCTGTGCCAGTTGGCGCTTTTCTTCTTCCAGGGCGACGAACTTGTCACGGTGCCGCTGTAGCTCGGCATTCAGCGCATCGACGTGGGTGCGGACGGCGCTTTCCATCTCCTTCAGCACCGCCAGCTTCTTGGCCCGCATTTCCTCTTCGAGCTTGGTGCTGTCTTGCTTGAGCTTCTTCAGGCGCTCGATCTGGCCGGCGTAGAGCGTGTCGATGGCGGCCAGTTGGGAAGTGCCGGCGGCGACCTCTTCGGCCAGCTTGGTTTTGTGGTACTTGAGGTTTTCGGCGGTACTTTGCGTCAGGCGCTGCTTTTCGGTTACCCAAAACTCGTCGAGCCGGTGCAAGCGCGCCTGGTGCGTGGCTTCGTCGTTCGCGTCCTTGGCCGCGTTCAATGCCTTGCTGGCGGCGACCGAGCCTTCCATAGCGGCCAGATCGGCACGGAACAGCGTATCGAGCTTGCCGAGATTGGCGCTGATTTCTTCCTTGAGTTTGGACAGGCGCTCCGTGATGCCTTTCAGTCCCTTGTCGATGGCGTCGGAAGCCATGCGGATCGAGCCACCTAGCTCCTGCCAGGAAGCGTTGATTTTGTCGGCGGCGGCCTTGGCCGCTTTGCCGGCCGTGTTCGCTTCCTCTCCGAAGCCGGCCAGCTTGACGACCATATCGATGCTGCCCCGGCTGGCTTTGTCGAATGCGTCCTTGAGTCCATCGAGGTCTTTATTGATGCCACCGCGCAGGCGAGCGGCGGTTTTTTCCGACTCAAGAGACAGCTGCCTAAACTCTTCCGAGAGCTTGCCGGTAGTGATCCGGGATAAGCCCATGAACACCAAGGCCAGTACGGTGTTAAAGGCCACACCGAAGGCTTCGATGTTGATTTTCAGCGTCAAGAAACCTGCACGGATTGACTCTAGTAAAACTTGAATGCCACTGAACAGGAAATTGATCTGCGGACTGATGAATTCCAGGCCATCGCTCAAGGCGCCGACGGCGGCGCTGGCCATGCGCACGCCCGAGGCCAGCGCATCCATCACCCCGGCCTTGCCCAACAGCACTAGGGCGTTCTCAAAGCTGTTTTTTAGGCGGGTCCATTCCTGGGAGAAGGTAGCGGTTTCCTGCTTGCCGGTGCCAAACGACTTTTGCAGTTCGGCGGAAAATTTCGGCAGAAACTCATCGGCCATCACCTGGCCAGTTTCCAGCATCTTGCCGAGTTCGGCGGTCGATACACCCATCGAGCGTGCTGCAATCTGGAAAGCTCCAGGTAACCGCTCGCCAAGCTGGCCACGTAACTCTTCGGCTTGGACAGTGCCTTTACTCATCATCTGGCTGATGGCCAGCAAGGCACCGTTCGACTCTTCCGTCGATAGGCCCAAGCGTGAGGCGGCGGTGCTGACCGACTCGAAGATTTCGCGAGTCTTCTTTCCTTCGAGCTGGGTACCCATCGACGATGCCGCCAGCTTGGCGTAGCTGCCCGCCGTATCGACCAGAGACAAACCCAGCCGGTCGGACAGGCCGCGCACAAACTCCATTTCCGCCCGGCCTTTTGCTGTGATCCGGTAACCGTGGCGAGAGTGCGATTGATCTTGTCGTAGGCGCTATTGATTTCGATGAGCTTGCCGATGCTCATACCAATGACGGCCGTCACGCCGGATATCGCCGCCGTCGCGGCCGCCCAGCTGCCACTGAGGGCGGTGATATTGCCGAGTAGGCTGGTAATGCTGCTGCCACTTCGCTGATGTTCGGCGGCATTCTTGGCGACGGCGGCCGAATGTTGGCCGGTGGCGCCCGAGGCGGCTAGGGTGGCTTGCTTGGCGGCCTCGATGTCGGCGACGAATTGCTTAAGGCGGCCGATCAGCCCCAGCGTCGCGCTGCCGTTCTCGTTCTGGGCGTTGCTGTTGTTCCGGGTGGCGTTTTCGTGCTGTTGGGTTGCGGTAGCGGCTTGCTGAAGGCCGCCACGTAATTGATTGAGCGAGTTGTTGGCACCGATGTAGGCTGCTTCGGCAGCGCTCACTCCTTGGCGTGCAGCGGTGAATGCGGCTTCCTGGCGGGCGGCTTCGGTGGCGCTGCTGCGGGATTGGGCGGCGGCTTCTTTTTGGGCGGCGCTGGCAGCGATGAGTGCTTGGTTGTTTTGCGCTAGGGCGGCGCTGGCGGCAGCGAATTTTTCCTTTGCGGTAGCCTCTGCCTGGCTGAGGTCAGCGACCTCTTGTGTTGCCAGTTTCAGGCGAATGCCATATTGCTCGGCATTCGAGCCGGCGTTCTTGTATTCCTTTTCGATAGCCGACAGGCGGCTTTGCGACTCCTTTAGCGTGACCGAAGTTGCTTGCAATTCTTGGCGCGCAGCGGCTTGGGCTTCTTGGTTTTCAGTGACCACTCCTTTCAGCGATGAGACGCCCTGCGAAGCCTTGTCGAGGGCTGCTTTGTATTCACCGGCGGCGGCTTGCCCGGCCTTCCATTCTTTGGCGAGTTGTTGTGCGGTTTGTTGGGCCGCATCCAAAGAGACCTTGGCTTGCTCGGCGGCCTCTTTGGTGCGTCCGAATGCGGCGAGTGCGTCAGAACGGATTTGCTCGTAGGACTTGCTCTGACCGGCAGCAGCCTCCTGAGCGGCCGTTTTGGTGTCAGCCAGGCCGCTGGTGTAGTTTTTGAGCGCGGCCATGGCTTGCCCGACCGATAGGTCGAGCACCATCTTTAACGTCAGGTCGTTACTGCCCATGGTCAGATAAGTCCTTAAGCGCCGTCAGGGCAAAGCCGTAGCCGTAGTCGAGGGCGCCGCTGTGTCCAGCGCGGATGAGGGCACAGGCGGCGGCGTCGATAGCGGCGAGGCTTCGCTTGGCGTGATAAGCCGCTGCACCAGGGTGTTGCTGAACTTCTCGATGACTCCTTCGACCAGGACGAAAAAATCAGGGTTAACCTCCATGAACGCCTGGCCGATCAGCCGCACTTCGCTGAGCGACAGATCGTCCAGCTCTTGTCCGTCGGGCAGCTCAATGCACGGCTTGAGCAAATTGAGCAGATCGGGCAAGTGCGCCGAGATCAGATCGCGCATGGCCAGGCCGGCAATGTCGGCCGGAAAGGCCGTGATCGCAGCCCGGACATCGCGCAGGCGCATTTCATGGACGATTGCGTCCTTACCCTCGCCGAGGGAAACGGTTTTAGAAGCGCGCATGATCAGGCGGCCTTGATGATGTCGACGGTGTACGGCGAGGTCTTGCCCGGCAGTGTTTTGGCGCGGCCGGACAGGCCGACATCGAGGAAGTTGGCGGCCAGGAAATCGACCGGCGTGCTGGGCGTGAAAATCGCCCAATCGACGGTAACGATGACCTGCTCGCCGGTGTTGAAATTGACCCCGTCGAGCATCAAGAAGGCGTTGACCGTCGGCTCTGCTGCACCGGAAATGCGGTAGCCATCGGTTGCCAGGGTGGTGCAGTCGAGCTTGACCGCTTCGCCGTTGGCGATCTCGCCGCCATCGAGCGCCAGGAACAGCCCAAGGCGCTCGTTGATTTCGTAATCGACCCCACGCTGATAGGTTTTAGAGGCGTTTTCGTTGCTGACGGCGATACCGGTCGGATTGAGATTGCTCTTGTCGAGCTTGACCCACTTGCCCTTGATGGCGATGACCACTTCGTCGGTGACGCTAGAGGTGCCGCTCGGCAAGGCGGCGACTTTGCCCATCAAGGCCATCGCCAGCGTGTCCTTGGTGACTTCGTCAGTCTTGATGGTAACGGTGCTGGGCTTGGCAATCGAAACCGAGTCGAGCAATTGGCCGTAGCTGGTGCGCTGGCGTGATGGCCGGTCTTTGGTGTCGGAGTCCGACTTGATCGCGAACTCGGTGGCGTTGCCGATGGGAAACAGACCGGTGCGAACACCGGCGGGAGTGAGGCGGTCGAAGTAAAGATCGCCCGAACCAATAAAGCCTGACATGGGGTAACTCCGGGTGGGTGGATGACCCCCGAAAGTTACGGGTTGCAGCGACCTCGAATAATGCTGACACGTGTCAGCATGCTGAATAACTCTTGATTCACTGTTCTGTGTTATCAAGAGCGACTATGACTGGCTCTACTGAATTCATGGGGTGGGTATGAGTGCTAATCATCACCATAATCTGGAATGGGAGTTCCGGCCGTTTGTGCGGCCAGGGAAGTTCCTGTCCAGCGAGTTTATGGCTACTGCCGAAGAATTGCTCTTTCTCGTCAGTTTCTACGGCAAGAGCAAGATCACCTCAGCACCGACCAGTAAAGAAGAATTCAAGTTGTTCTGCTCCCACGTTCACGATGGCTGGAAACAGGCACAGTCTCGAATAGCTGAGTTGCTTACTGATGCAATTGTTCGTCAAGAGGAAGCTAAGGCGAACAAAAAAAGACAGCACCAGCAACGGAGCAAGAGTGGTCAATTAGAGGCAAAACGCAAGGCACAGGAAATTGATTTAGAAATACTATTTCTCCGGCGGATGCTGGATGTGATTTTGTGGACGATATTAAACGGAGAGCATTCCACTCTTCGGCGCCTGTTCGTTGTAGATGGCAACAATAGTTTGTCTGCTAAGAATATAGAACAGGGTATGCAGGCCGCCACAGAAATTAACGCCAATCCTTTATCCATCGCGATTTGCAGTGACATGCTGTCTATGGTGCACATCGGAGATTTGGTTGTCCTTGACGTAGAAGCAGGTGAATTGAAGCTTGTCGAGCTGAAGTCAGGTGAAAAAAACTATGTAATTAGCAAAGCTGCTGAGTTCGCCGTCGAGTCGGAGTGCTTAGCTTTCGAGAACTTTTTCACAGCAGATTTTAATGAGAAGGACGCCAAGCATTACGAGCGCGCTAAGAGACAAGTAAAACGAAATAAAGCTGTCGTCGCTACCATTCAAGCCGAAAGTGGGATTGATCAAAATACTGGGGCACATATTCGTATCAACTCGATGCAGATGCCGCCAGATTTCTGGTCGAAGGCTATTGTTAAGTGTTATGAACAGCTAAATGAAGAAAAGAAATGGGCAATTACGACCATTGATGAGTGTGTTCATGTAGGTGTTTACAGTGATCCACAATTTGCTTTTGGTGGTTTCAATGCCTGGATGATGGCACTGAAGTGTAAATCACCGATTTTCAATCTTATGGATTCGTTTAAAAACCCATGGGTTCGGCCTCTTGGGGCGATGATGCTGCCCTTTGATCTGCTGAAGAAAATCCTGCATGGCGATATTCTTGTCATTATTTGTTTAGATATTCAAGCAATGATTGAGGCTGTTAATGAGAGACAACCAGAATTTTTGCGCTTGATTTCAATGCGTGAAACGGCGAAGCAACGTCAGTGGAAATATGAGACCTTGGAACTCAACGGACAGGGGGTACAAGCCTCACTCGGAGATTTGCAAATGAATATTGGTTCAGGTTTCAGGGACCGCGTTGTTTTCGACCAGCATAGTCCAATGCAGCTTTTGTACGTGACCTTACAGAATATGACGGAGTTGCAAAGCCAAAAAATGGGGGAAAAGACCTCTGAGTAGGACCGTCTGGATCAGAGTCCGTTGGACTGTTATTTATATAAAAGCAGCTTCCCCAATACAATGGTTACAGCTGTCAGCAGGCTGATTGTTTAGCCGCTGCCGAGGTAGATGATGTGCTTCACGGCCGGCGACCGGCTGAACTTCTCTGTTTGAATGATTAGGCGGTCAACCTGCGCCAGCTCTACATCCGGCGCAACTACTGTCGACTGCATCGGCACGGTCGGCGAATCGCACGACACAGAAAAGCCAACGCCAGGCGTTTTTCCGGTCAGGGTGATTTCATTGCCGGCCAGCGACGCGGTTAATGGCTGTGCCGCGTAACCATCCGATCCGGTAATTGCAGCGTATAGGCCGGCGGCAATGGCTGCTGCTGTATCGCCGTTCGCCACGGCATAGCATGCAGTAAATCCGTCTGGCAGGACGACAGAGAATTGATCCCCCAAACCGACCTGGCTGGAAAGAACCCCGCTCGATGGGCGTGGCGGGATGGTCGGTAACGCGAACTCGGTAACGCCATTACCGCCGAACCTGGCGCCAAGCGTTACAAACAGCGCAGGGTAGGTGGCAATGGGCAGTAATTGACCGTCGCAGAATGCCCAACCGTGCGGCGCTGTTTCCCCCGCATGAAGACGAATCTCGCCGGGCGCTGGCATTCCCCCGATCAAATTTTTGATGTCGGCAGCGACGGCACGAAAGCCCGCCGAGATTCGTTCATGCAGGTTCATGGCTACGCCGCTTTTGCCGCGTCGTAGTCGGCGACAAAGTCGTGGTCGGGGTCGCCGATGTCTGCGGCGGATGCCGCGCCGATGTTGTCGCGGGCCTGCTGTTGCTGGGGCGCGGTGAGGGACTGGGGTGCATCGAAGGAGACACGATTGCCGACCGCTGTGAGCAGTCCGGCCAGTGCCGTATCGTCGCCGGCCAGCTTATTGGCGATCTCGATCAGCGTGTCGTAGGCGGCGGGGGCGCCGTCGATGATGTCGGTCTTGAGTTGCGCAAGGCTGGCCACGATCTTGTCGGCCGACCAGGTGTGGGCCGTGTCGCCAGCGGCGGCGCTATCGAGGATGACATTAGCACCGGCACCATCCAGCGCCAATTGCAGCGAATTGATTGCTGCGACGAGGCTGGTTTTATTTGCGGTGGTGAGAGACGCCAGATTGCCCTGTGCGGCGATGATGGCTTTAACGTCTGCGCCGAAGGCTTGCGCAAGTGCGGTGAGGCGGGCTTGTAGTGACATGATGGCTCCGTGGTGGGTTATAACTTGGCGATCTGGTACAGCATGGCCAGATCCGTATTGAAGGCCGGCAAATCGGGGTGGTCATGCACCGCTGGTGCGGCGCCGATGTTGGCGGGGGTGAGGGTGACATCAGGACCAGGATCGCCATTGACGCTGCTGACCCCGCCGCCGGTGCCGGCGTTACCGCCACCGGAACCGATGACCCCGCCGGATGAATTCGACGTAGAGCCCCAGATTGACATTTAGCGCCCCGCGACGACGTCCATCTTCGCCTCGGCGCCGATGGCAACGAGGCGAATGGCGACGACGGGAGAAGCGAGCATGTCGATCTTGAGGACGCCCACATTAGCCAGCCCCCAGGGCTGCCAGAGGGCTGTGCCAGCGACGACATCGGCGAGCGGTGAGGTAGTGAACTCGCAACGGGCCGTGCCGCCGTTGCCCGGATGGACGGTGATCGTTAGCGGGTAGTTATGCGACGGGGCCAAGACCCAATCTGAAACCCCATCAGCGGCGGCGGCAGGGTGCGCTGACAGCGCGCCGCGCTGCCCTTCGTATTCGTTATGCGTCAGGTTGATCATGGTTCATCCCGTTATTGATTGATGCCGTGCTTCATGCCGCGCACGACCGTTTCGGCCTCAAAGGCTAGCGGCACCCACAAGCTGCCCGCCTCAAAATCCGGGAGGGGCGCAGGAATCAGCTTCAGGGGCTGGTGGTCGGGCGCTTTCCAGCCGAGCAGGCTGGTCAGTACCGCATTGGTCAGCGGCGAAGCCAGTTGCCGGGCGGCATCGCCGGTGGCGGTATCCCGAGCCGTGACGACGTGCAGAACGATCAGCCAGCGGACGGCGATGCGCGCCGAGCTGCCATCGCGCTGGCTCTCAATGACACGGTAGCCATTCCACAGGGCATACAGCGCCGGGGCCGGTTTGCCAGCCCCTTGGGCACTGGGCAACTCGGCATAGCCGTGCACACCCTTGATGCCCTCAATCGTGGCCAGGCGCGCTTTTAATGGCGTCTCCAGTCGGAACACGGTTACTCCCGGTCGCCTTCGTGACGCATTCGCTTGCGCCGGCCCAGCTCGATCCGCGCCTGAGCGACGGGTGGCGTGCTGCTGGGGTCGATGCTGGTCGCGACATTGAGGCGCAGGGTGCCCCGCGCAATTTGCAACAGGCGCTCGCGGGAGGTTTCGGCACGCTCTTTGACGACCGGCGGGGCGCCGTTCACATACAGCGCATGGCGCACCAGATCGGCGGCGATGCGCACTAGGAGCGGATCGGCCGGGATCATCGGCGTCGGGTAACGGCCCATCAAGGCGGCATTGATTTCCGCATCGACATCGGCAATGACCGGGTCGAGTATGGCGGCGTCAGGAACACCGTCGCCGTCCAGGTCGGTGAGTTCGACAATCGCCTCCTGTGAGAAGCGACGGGTCAAGTCGTCTAGGGTAGCGTAGGGCATTGCGGCTCCTATCAGCGGGGGACTCCCCCCGCTTGCATGGATGACGATTAGAGCTTCAGCTCGACCAGGGCTTCCGGGAAGTGGCACAGTGCCAAGGGGTTGGATTGCGCTTCCAAGTCCCAGCCCTTGCCCATCTTGCGTGGCTCACTCTTGGCGTAATACGGCAAGCCAATGGTGTTGACGGCTTCGTTGTAGTTGGCCGGGGCGAAGTAGGTGGAAAAGACGCCTTTAGCGACCGGGAAAACCTGCGCGATATTGGCGGGGATGAATTCCTTGCCACCGACCTGCAGGTTGTATTCGACGAACTCGATACCGCCGTAGGTGAAGCCGCTACGCATGTCACCACTCAGCCGGTCTTGCGCCGCTTGCCAGTTAGCAAAGGCCGCTTTGACTTGCTCATGGTTGGTCAGTGCATCGAAGAAGTCGGCGCCGCACACGGCGCGGAAACCGGTGACGACCACGCCGCCGAGGCGTTTCTCGGCATGGCGCTTGGCATCGAGGCAGACTTTGCGCACATCGGTGGCCGCCGACTTGAGGTTGGTGTTGATGGATTTTTTAGCTACGCCGAACGCATCGAACAAGTCGTGAATGACGCTGCCGTCGGCATCGAGAATTTGGCCGCGAATGGCGCCGACGCGGTGCCATTCCACAGTTGCGTCGATACTGGCCTTCAAGTCGGAGAGCTTGTCGTTGATGACTTGCGCCTGGGCTTTCAGATTGTCGACCGTGCCTTCGCCGCCGAAACCGCGAACGTCTTGGATTTCGTCGGGGAGGATGACGCCGCCGAGCGGCAGGTGGGAGGTCTTAAGGGGGAAGCCATCACGCTTGCTGTTGGCCAGCGATTGGGGATCAGCCGAGCGCGATTGGTCGGGCACCAGCACTAGGCGGCCGTTGCGCACCTCGATAAAGACCGAGGTGGTGCGCACGCCTTTTTCGGCAAAAAGTCCCATGCTGCCGATCAGCCCTGGCTGAATGGGCAGCTTGTTGATGGAGTCGGTCAGCTCTTTGACCTTGAACATATCCTCGAGAGTCATTTCGTTCCTTTCGTTTCGCCTCTGCGGCGGTTAGAGCGAGTTAGAGAGATTCGCGGTAGACGATGCCGACCGCTTCGAGCTGGTGAAGGGCGGCGGTAACGTGTTCGTTGGTCACGCCGGCCGGCCAGACGATGTACTCGGGGTCAATGACCGCGCCGCGCCGGATCAGCGCCACCGTTACATCCTCGGTGGCGGCCGGGGCGTCCTCGGCCAGTATGCTGACGACCACGCCGGCCTCGTCAGTGGCCGCGAAGTCGACCAGGAGGAACTTGCTGCCGACTTTTGCCATCGGCGAGCCCATCGGCAAGTCGGCGCCGGCGGCGATCACGCCGGGCTGGCGTGACCAGGCCGGCAGAACTTCGGCCAATAGCAGGTCGGACAGGTAAGCCTTTTCTTTGTAAACAGTCATTGCGATTTCCTCGGGTTGATTGCAGGGCGCTTACTTGCAGCGGCTTTCGGCGTCGGCCAGCAGCGGGTTGGTGGTGCTGTCGGACGGCGGCCGAATAGTTGTATGGCTGGCCGAGTTGCCGCCGCCTGGCGCCAGAACGGGCGCCACCGATGCCCAGTTAGCAAAACCGGCGGCATCGGCGCGGCAGTAGCTGCGTGCCCAATCGGCCATGCCGGGCGTGACTTTGCCGGCCGTCATGGCTGCGCTAACGGTGGCCTCGACGCGATCGGTTTCACGCTCGGTCTGGATGCTGGCCAGCGTGTGCGAGACGCGGTCGAATTCGGCGCGGGGCACGAATTCGCCGGGGTTGGGGGAGGTACTGGACAGGCGCGATTGCGCTGCGGTGATGATCGCCGTTGTGTCGGCTTCGGCCGGAACGCCAAGGGCGGTACGGATTTGCGTCATGGCGGCTTGCGTAGCGGCGAGGCTATCAACGACACGCGAAAATGCGGCCTGTACTTCTTTCGGGGTGCTGGTAACGGGAAGATTGAGGCGGTAGATGATGCTGTCAAGAATCTCGTTGGCACGTTCTTTATCGAGTGGGCCGGGCATGGTGTGCGCCTCCTGGGAAAAGCCGCCCGCCTCCCGGCGGGCGACGGCGGTTAAAAACAGGTTGGGGTTGTTGGTCAGGGCGAACCCTGTGATGCGGAAAATCGTGCCGTCCGGGTAGTAGTCGAAAACCGGCGAGAGGTAGCGGTATTCCTTGGCGGCGATCATCACGGCCGCCCGCTCGTTCCATTCGACGCGGCACCAGACCGCGCCGTTACGCTCGTCGAATTCGTACCCCCAGCCAGACGCGGGCGCAGGCTGGCCGTTGTCGACCGTATTCAGGGATTGATGCTCGTAATCGCCGGGAATGGGCATCCGCCAGGCGGCAAATGTTTGCTGGATCGCGGCAAAGTCGGCGCGGTATGGCCCGCGACCGTCACGCCCGGAAAACTGCCCGGCCGGAATCATCTCGACCCAGGCCGGTAGCGCCGAACCTTCGGCGACGGGCGGCAAAGCGATAACGTGCGCGCCGCGCTGGAATGACGGCGTTACAACGGTAGCGGGGGCATTAGTGGTATCCATGCCGCCCATGATCCGGGCGGCAGACTATCGAGATAATGCTGACACGTGTCAGCAGGTGGGAATTCCGCGAGAGGAATCGTCATGTGATCTACGGATCACGCGCCAGACCATTTTTTCGATTCTCGTGTATTTTCTGAGAATAATGTCATCGGATTTAATGCTGATGCGTTAATGCCAATATCAAATTGATTGGCGGAGCGGCTACATGGGCGTCAGGATGGGCACTGCACTGGATGTGAACGGAGTTCCTATTCATGCGAATAGCTATGTAAAAACTGCTGAAAGGGAACCATTAGCCTGCGATGACTGCGGCACTAGGGTTGAGCATGTCAGCGCACATGTAAGAGAGCTTCAGGAGAAGTCTGTCGACGTCGCCAACTATTTCAAGCTGTATCGCGGCAGTCGTCATGCTCAAGGTTGCCAGTACATTGTTGGGCAAGAAGTTAAGTTGATTGCCAAGGAATCAAAGGGACTTCTCGAAAGTATCAAAGACGGAAATTACCGCCTGCGGTTAATGATGATCATGGAGTCATTGGGGGTCGCTCCTCCAAAAGACGGAACTAACGGCGGCAAACCCGGCGGACGAACTGGCGTTACCTATGACCGCTCTCCTGGTGCGTTGGCCGCCTATATCAACTCGGCGCAAAGAGTGGTCAAGCTACGGGCCATCTGCGAAGAGGATGAAGAGATCGCTAAGCATATTGAGTTGGTATTTGAAGGCGACACTGTGATTCCGTGGTCACAATTCTTCTTTGATACCGATCGGCTCCATGAGGCGTACCGTACCGTCTCGCAAAATACTGTCCAGCACCCAATCGCGCTGCATGGGTTCGTAAAGGCTATTAAGCCCATCGCTGGGAAAAATGGGCCAACAAATGTCATGAACTTGCAGCTTGCAAAGTACCGAAATGATGAGAGCGATCCCAAAAATGGGATCAGTGTCAGCGTCAGTGCGTGGTCGGAAAATGCCGCTTGGTTTAATGGCCTGGCCGAGGATACTGAAGTGGTTATTCTTGGCTTGTGGCGGGCTAAGGCCGGAAAGCCACAAAAATCAACGAAACAGGGGCGGTTTGAAAGTGTGACCTTCAATGAGTTGAACCTAAATCTGGATTTGGCAGTACAGATTGCGCCGGTTCAACCGCAGTGACCGTGCATTTATGAAAAACGAAGACAGCATTGGCTTTTAGTACCCGCAAAAGCCGCGTTACAACCGCGTTAGATTTGCACAAAGGAATGTTGCCTATACGACGGCATTGCCGAAAGTAAAAAACAGCGTATGCGTTTGCCGTTACTCTGCTTTTTGCTAGAAACAGAACCTCTTTATGGAATTTAATTTTTTAAGCTATGGAGCGTTGCATATGAAAGTACTGTCGATTCAAATCGTGCCAGCACAGCCAGGTTTTATTACTGTTATCGATTTCGATGATGTAAAGAAAGTTGAGACTGGCGAACCTGTTATTGCTTGGCGGATTGAGACCTACGACACAAAACAGTTCGACGCAGTTTATTCAATATGTATTGCTTTAACCGTTCACGGTGACGCTGTTTCTAACTGCATTGGTGTCCAGAATCCTGACAAAACTGTCACGGTTTTCGAGGAAGCAACGTATTCCTCGTTAGAGGAACTTCAAAAGCACCGGTATCCCCAATAACTAGCATTCGTGCATTGGAAATACCCCTGACAGATAGAGCTAATGCGGCAAAGTGTTCAGCAAATTTACCGGCAGTGCCGGCGCTGGTGAACGTTACCTAGTTTTCCGATGATGTATGAATAAAACTACCATCTAAACAATTAGAAGGGCTATACGGATGGGCGAATTCACAGAGCAAGTTCAGTCCGGCAAGGTTGTGGGGCCGCTTCGACGCAGTTTCACTCCTCAGCGTTGGAAGAAGGCGTTCGCTACCGCTGTAACACCAGATGACACTGATAAGGATGTCTACGCAGCCGGTCTAGTGATCCATGAAAAACTACAGAACATCCGAGATCGACTGAATCTGTCGACGTCTTCTGGACTCTCAGCGACAACCAAGCTACGTGCCTTTATTGCAGCTTCCAACCACAACTATTTGGTGACACGGGATAAGGCTAAGGTTGCAGTTAGCAAAGCAGGAGAGGCGCGAGCGCATCAGTCCCCTGATGGTTTCAGATTGGAAGAGCTAACTGCTGTCAAACTCAAACTCCTTGGTGGATCTGATTGGACCCCAAACGAAGTGGTTGAGAGTTTGGTGGACGGCATCGAGATACCTATACGATTTACCTTGCAGGCGACACCAGATTTGGCTGGTAGCCCCCATATGAACAAGGTTGAGTGGAAGGACATCGCACTAGAGCTGAATCTTGGCATCATGTACCGTCAAGTAGAGGACCTTTGGGACGACTGTCTCTGGAACCGCTATAAGCTTAATGATAACGGGCGGGTTAAGGTGTTCCTACCCCAAGACCGTGGGCTAAAACTTGGCTACATTCTTGGCCTTTCACGGCGATCTTCCTTGTCGATGACATTCACCATCATGGCAACCAAGTTTCATCGCCAGATGGTTGCCGAAGGTAAGGTGCCAAAAATTAGAGAGGCCCGCGCAATCGAACGCCAAGGAAAGCGTCAGATCATCAAGTTGTCAAAGCCGGGGGAGCCGACGGGGGCTTTTGAAGAACTTGCAGTCATGCGTGGCTATGCCTCTGAACCGTACTACACGGAGCTACTTGATGAGCCTTTACCAGCACTCGGTGGATTAACACTGTCGAAACTCCTTGACGCCTGGATCGTTTTGTCGCGAACAGCTCTTGTTCTTGTCGAAGGGGTAGAAAAAGTGCACGCCCACGTAATCAAGCAGGACCGTCCTGCTAATACCTGGCTACCTCAGTATGCGCCAGTTCTACAGGTCAGCGCTCTAGTTGATGTGTTGTTCGCCGCTGCTGGAATCAAGCATGCGGACGGGAAGCGGCTAATTGAGTTCTTCACCTTCAGGGGGCAATCTGGCCAGGAAATTTGGGCTCAGCCCCTTGTCCCCGTAGGGCCGACCACTATCGCCCCTTTATTCGCCGCCGTCGTATCTCCAAATCTCCGGCGCCTCGTTGACGTCTGGCTGCGGCAGGTTGGAGTAGACCTTGCGAAACGTGGCCCTGCGTTTGAGGCTTATGTCAGGGGAATAGTTGCTGAATCCATCAGTACCTCCAAGCTGCTGTCTGGTTGTGCCATGTCTATAAAGGAGGACTATACCTTCAAGCCTTCCGACGGGCGGAAGGAGCAGATTGATCTGCTTTTTTCCCTTGGTGCTACCGTATTTGTGGCGGAGGCCAAGTGCATTCTAGAGCCCACTGAAGCCAAGGGAGTGGCCATGCATCGCAAAACTGTAGAAGGGGCTGCCGAACAAGTTTTGCGTAAGGCCCGTTCTCTGGAGGAAAACCGCGCCGAGTTTATCGTTGACGTTAAGCGATTTGGCATCGATTTACCCCAGGACTTCCAGGTTATTCCTCTGGTCATTGTTAGCACATCCACCCACGTTGGAATAGCTTCCAAGGGCGTTGCCGTTATCGATGAATTGATTCTCGAACGCTTTATTAATGGCGAAATTGAAGATCAAATCATCGAAGGCCACGACTTTGCAGTCCAGAAGCGGATAAAGACGCTCTTTTACTCTGATGCGACTGAAGCTCAGGCCAAGGCGCAGCATTACTTCTCTTCACCACCTCAGTTAAAGCGCTTCCTCAATGGGATGGTCAATCGGATTATTCCCATACACTCGATCAACGAGCAAGACTGGGAAGGTTATTTTATGACATTGGATTGCTTGCCAAGCGATGATCCTCAGATAGTTTAGCAACCTCTTACGCGCTATAGTTTTGAGCGACGTAGTGACCGATGATGTCGAGAATCGTCCTGTTGTCGTCATCCGAGAATCCGAGAAATGGCCGTGCCGGGATGATCTTGCTGGGGATCATGCTGCTGGCGGCGGTGATGCCGCCGTAGTGCAACATTTTGGCCTGAATACGGTTGCTGCCGATTTCGATGCTCCGACCATCCGGCCCAGGTTGCCAGGTGATGGTGTCTTGCATGATGCCGCTGGCGACCAGCGGCTTCTTGTTACCGGCCAGGGCGACGCCTTTCTTATTGAGACCGCCGCCCTTTCTGAAGCCGCCGCGTGCGCCGAGATAGGCGAACAGAGTCATCTCGCTATTCGGCGCCCAGCGGCTGCCGTCGGGCGCGGTGCCAGTATCGAAGCGGTACTGGGTGGAGTCCTTTAGGGCTTCGCCGATTTCGCTCAACGCAGGGGCCGGGTCGCTCATACGTTGTAACAGCGTTTGTAGCCGGGCCAGTACTTCAGCGTCATCAACGGTAATTGTTGCGTTATCGGTCATGCGCTATCCTGTCAGTAGAGCGGTTGTTTCCTATGGGAAAGGTTAGTGGCCACGCGCGACTATGATCCGGTTCGAATCCGGCACCGCTCGACCTCCCTTCTTAATCGTTGAGCGGCTTGTAGCGGTTGGCCAAGTTGGTTTCATCAAACACGCCACCGGTCGTTACAAAATTCCCTACCCGTTTTTGTCGCTCGCCATCGGCGCGTAGCTTGGCATTGCGATTCACTCTGACGACCAGCTTTCCGGGGCCGTCGCCGGCTTGGCTGAGGTAATCGAAGACATACACCAGCGCCGGATCAACTGTGTCCCAATACGGTGCGGCACCGGCCAGATAGGCCGGCAACTCCCGCCAGACATCAAGCGGCAAGGTTGCTCCGCGAGCGTCCTTGGCGTCGCGTAGCGCGTGGGCCAGATCGTGATCACGCAGCCAAACCCCAGCCGTTTCCAAGTCGATACCCTGTGCGGCCAAGGCTTGCAGTGTGGCCGGTGAAACCGCTCGGGCAAGTACCGCCTCTCCATTTGGTTGCAGGGTCGCGGCGACGCGGTCGATCATCGTTGTCCACGCCAAGCGCTGCTCCATCGCGACCGCGTCGGCCAATGCTGCGGCCATCGCGGCGCCGACCGGTGCCTCAAGGTTGGCCAGCTTGTCGGCAAACAGCTTGGCCAGTGGCGTGGTCGTCGCCGCACCTGGCGCATAGCCCCAGCCTTTATCAATGCCGACCGGGTCGCCTGTGGTCGGGTCAATGGCATCCCAGCCGTCCGGCGGCACGGTGGCATCGCCGGGCCGAGGCGCGTTAATGGCGGTGACTCGGCAGCGGCAGCCCCAGCCGTTCGGTGGGAAGTGGGTGCGCCAGAACGGGTGGTCATACGGCAGGGTAAGCCGTGCGGCGCCCCAGGCGGCGTGCTGCGGCCGAGGGTGCAACACGCTGTCGTTATGCACGTAACGCCAAAACGGCATCGCAGCAATCGTCGCTGGGGCGGTGAGCTGCGCCCAGCGGCCGGCAGCGTAGCTGGTGCGTAGGTTGGTTTCGTAGATGACCTTGGTGCGCCAGGCTTCGCCGGCTTTGCTGCCTTCGCCGGTCCAGCCCGTCCAGCCGTGTTTCTGGACAAGGCTGCGGAAGACCTTGCGGAAGGTTTCGAGGCCGGTGCCGTCGGCGATGGCCTTTTCCGTCGCGGCGCGCAGATCTGCCAGCAGGTCGGCTTGCATCACCCCGGCGACGACATAAGCACGGTCGTGGCCGGCGCGCAGCAGGTCATCCCATACTTCGGTCGGCAGGTTCAGCTTGCGCCGGAAAAAGTCGAGCTGCTCGGCGAAGGGGAGGCCGAAGCCGGCCGTGACCGGGGCGGACTCATTGCCCATCGGCCACCTCGCTGCGGCCTCGGGCCTGAGCCACATTGAATGCCTCGGCCATCACGGCGGCCAGGTCGCCGCCCGGCAGATTGCCGTAACGCGCCAGCAGCGCCGCTTGAAATTTCTCAAGGCTGGCCGCTTGGGTGAGCATCGTCTCGATGTCGTTGAGCCAGGCCGAGACAATCGGCGCGGCCGTTGCCCCGAGGGCCGGCAATAGCTGGTCGGCGGTATCCGGCGTATTGCCGTCCGGCACCTGCGTGGCACTGTGGGCGGCCCGGTTAATGGCTTGGCTGGCTGGTGTGGCTGGGCTTGGGGCGAGTGGGCCGGGGGTGAGCAGCGCCTCGCCGGCCACCGGTAGCGGGATGTTGAACTTCTTCGATGCCCAGGTGGTGCCAATGGGCTGGCCCAGGCGGCACAGCTTATCGACATGCTCGGCCAACGCCTTCATGTCTTCCGGTTCCTCGACCGGGATCACGAGCTTGGGATAGACCGCCTGCGGCCCGAAGTTCAGGTCGACGATGATCTTGACCAGGTCGCGGTTAAGGTCGGTAGCGATGCCCTTGGCGTCGGAGCGGAGGATGTCGATCCGCACTTCATTGTGGATCGCGCCGAGACCGTAGCTGCCGCCACCGTTCTTGCCGGTATCGGAGGTCAGGATCTGGCCGAGGATCAGCTTTGATACCTGCCGGTCGAGATAGCCGAGCAAGTTCTCCCACAGGTCGGCGCTGCCTCGCGCCGCCGTGACTTCGGGGAATTCAATCTCCATGCCCTTGGGCAGGATCGCGGCGGCGTCGCTGCCGATGTTGCGCACAGCCGAAAACAAAATGTCGAGGTCGGCCGCCGAGGCGCCGGCATCGTAGCGGCCCAGGCGCAACGGAATGCCAAACAACTCGCAAAAGGTGACCCAATCGCGCATCACGAAATTGAAGAAGAGGAAGGCATAGGCGGCCGCCCGCGCCAGGCCGCCGCGAATCGGCAGGCCGGATTTGGCGGCCTGAGTGGAGACGATGAATTTCCCGGCCGGCAGCGGATCGCCGTAGATGTTGCTATCGGAGCGCAGGCGCAGGGTGCGCCCGTCGATATGATCGAACTGGAACCAGCGCGGGTCGCGCCATTCCAGCTTGGTCGGCAGCCATTGGCCGCCGCTGGTGTCCCAGCTGGTCTCGAGGGCGCTGTAACCCTTGCCCAGCGCATCGAGCATATCCATGCGGGCCGGCTCGATGGCCGGGATGGCCAAGGCGACAAACTCGGCGATCTTGCGGTCCTTCAGTTTCTCGCTGGCCGGCTCGACATGGATATCTAGCCCATCGACGGCGCGTTTGCGCGTCGCCAACTGGCTGGCGTAGTGCATGTACTTTTCTTCCATAACCTCGGCGAGTTCGAGGTAACGCCGGGCATCCCCGCTTTCCGCACCGCGCAGCAGGCTGGCCATCTGACGCGGGTCAATGCCGGATAAATCGCTGCCGCTGGCGATGCTGCGAACGCCCCAGGGCGTGGGGGCGGCGACTTGGTTTTTCAGGAGTGCGGTGGAAATCGGGTTGCCGGCGGCATCGACGAGAGTGGGCATGGTGATGTTCCTTGGTAGTGCTACCACGTGCCCCGGCCACCAAAGCGGCTGTTGGCGTTGGGTACGGGGGTGTAGCCGAAAGATGTGCCAGCGCCGGAAATGGCCAGCGCCCACAGCATGTGCAGTGCATCTGGGCCGTCGTCGTGGTCGGCTTTGGGGAAATGGCGCAGTTGGTCGATCAAGGTGGTCTGGCTGGGATGGAGCTTGATCAAGCCGTTGGCCATGTGCGGCTGGAGCGTTTCAATGCGCAGTAGCTTGTCGGCGCTGGGTGTGACGGCACGTGCCGGAACCGGAATGCCACGGGCGGCGCTGCGCTTGACCAGCTCAGTACGCATGAACTCCTGAAACTGGACGGATTCGACCGACCAAACCGCGCAGCGGTAGCGTTGATGCAGGTTGATTACGTCTTCGATGATTTTGTCCGGCAGGCGCTTTTTGATCTGCGCCTCGATGACGTAAAGCACGCCGGCCTTGCGATCAAAGCCGCCGACCAGCAGCGCCGATGGGTCGCGACTACCGCCAGCCTTGCCGAGCGAGGGATCGCAGGCGCCAAAGTAGATCAGGTTGGGCGGTAGCTCCGTCCAGTAGCAGCCCTCGACGATATTGGCGAAGGGGGCATCGTCGCCGCTGACCGGGTCGTTTTGCTGCTCGCTGTCAAAGGCCGGGCGACCATCGCGGGCGCGCTTGACCATCAGCTTGTAGAGCGGCTGACCATCCGGCCAGCAGACTACGGCGCCGGCCTCCATGTCGGTGCGTTCTTGGTCGTAGAAGGCGCGGGCTACCGCCTCGCCGTCGTTGAGTAACAAGCCTTCCCAGCGATCCCACAAGTCCATGCGATCCGGCCAGGTGGTGATGCTCTTGAATTTCTTGCTCGACCACAGCGGATTACCGATCAGCCGCGCCAGCACCGAGTCGTAGTGCAGGATGGTGCCGATGATGATGACGTCCATGCTGTCGTCGGCCGGGCCGAGCGACAGCACCGTCTTGGTCAGCCAGCCGAGCAGCTTCTCGCGTTGCTCGGGCGAGCGGACGTTCTCATCGTTTTCCAGATCGTCGCCGATGACCAGGTCAGGCCGATGCGGGCCGTGGCGCAGGCCGCGCATACGCTTGCCGGAGCCGAACACCTGCACCTTGGCATCGTTCTTAGTGGTGATGGTCCCGGTCTGCCAGACCCGGCCTTGGCCGGTGGCCTCGGGAAAATCCATGGCCAGGCGCGGATTGAATTGCAACTCGGCCTTGATCGCTTCCAACATCGGCAGCGCCTGGTCGAGGGCATCCATGACGATGACCGGGTATTTCTTCCGGCCGGTCACCAGGCACCAGATAACGAAGATTTGCGTCACCAGCGTTGATTTGGCGTTGCCACGTGGCGCGGCAATGGACTCGTGATCGCCGATGCCGTTATCGACGATCTCGGGCAGGCGGTCATAAAGGTAGGTGTGTAACGCGGCCTCGCCGTGTTTCACATAGTGCGGGAAATAAGTCTTGGCAAAGAATCGGTAGTCCTTGAATGCCCTGGCCCGGCGTGCGGCCAGGGCCTGTGGATCGGGATCAAAGCCGGCGACCTCGGCCTCAATGGTCTGGCGGATCGTCGCGGCAAAGTCGGCGAGTTCCTTGAGGAACTGGCGGGGGTTGGTTTTAGCGGCCATTGGCCAAAACCTCGCCGAAGGCTTCCAGCGTTTCCAGCATTGCTGCTGCCTGCGCGGGATATTTGACACGGACAAACTCGGCGTAACGCTTCAGTGTATCGAGCTGCACGGCCATGGCGTCGGTTTCCGGCATCATTCCTTTACCGGCGGCCTTGAGCTTGGCGATGGTGTCGCCGAGTACGGCCATCGCCTTCACTGCTTCGCCTGGCAAGACCTCCGGCTTGTTGAGCTGTTCGAGCAGCGACTCGCAACGAATGAGGCCGGCGGCAATAATGCGACCGATAGCCTGCTCGATGCCGCCGCCCGCAACAATCAAGGAGGCCGCCTGAAACTTGTTCCAGTCGTCGCCGGCCTTCTTGGCGCTGTTGAACCAGTTGCGGGCCGTACCATGTGCTACACCCGCCTTGTCGGCGGCGGCCTCAAGCGGCAGGCCACCGATGTAGGCAGCACGTAGTTCCATGCGTTTCTCTGGCGGGTGTGCCATCAGGCATCGCCCGGAAACTTGGCACGCAGCCGGGCGACATCCATGCCGCGCTCGGTGCATTGCGCGGCTTCGCCATCCCAGCGGATTAGACCGACCTCGGCCAGCCACGACAGATCGGCGCGAACTAAGTCGTTACTGCAGGCGATGCCGTGCACGGTTTCCAAGTCTTTGCGGAGCTTGGTCACCGTCGCCAAGGGATCAAAAGAGAGGCTGGCAAGCAATGCCTTGCGTCGGCTGATTTCGGCGTCGCGCATCATTTCTTCTCGCGGATATGGTTGTCGATTGAGCGCACCAGGTCGGTTACGCTCTTAACGCTGCCGTTCATCTCGGAAACTTCGCGGCCGATGTTGTTAATTTTTTCGTGGATTCTCGACAGGTCGTCATGCGTGACTGCTGACTCGGCGGCTTCTTCGATGCGCGCTACTCGGTCGGTGAACTCATGAATGCGCAGGTCCGTGCCGCGTCGATATTCGCTCAGGCTGCGGTCGATATCGCCGATCTCCTTGAGCTTCTCGGATACTTCGGCTTCGTGGTGCTTGCGCGCTTCGTCTTGTGCTTTGAAGCGTTGCTCCAGACGGCGGTCAATCTGGTTGAACAGGATTTTTGCCCCGCCGGCCACGAAGCCGAAGAAGGTGATGAGCAGGCCAACCAGCTGCCAAAAGTCTACGGAAAGGGTCATTCCATCCTCCTATTTGATAATGCGTGATCGAGTTCTTCCTGGCAGGGAACGCAGGTCTGTACCCCCGGCCATGCCTGCCGACGTTCCGCCGGGATGTCGTTGCCGCAGACGCCGCACTGGTTGGCGCTGGGGCCGCTGGGCAGCCGGCGGCGGGCGTCGGCAATACCGGCCTGGCGCTCGGCCTCGGCCAGATCGTCGGCCAGCTCCTCTTGCTCGCTCGCCCTCATTGCGCAGCCGCGGGGTCGAACTCGACGTAGTCGATCAGTCGGTTGAGCTGGCGCTCGATGGCGCGGCAGCGGCCGGCGTAGTCGAGGTGGTGGGCAAGCAAGTCGGGCAGGCGTACCCCGGAATCAACGGTGTCGGCGGCGCTGGCCGGGTCGTCAGCTCCGCTGGGGCTGGCGTCCGTGTCGGCTGAATCAGGACGGGCGGCAATGGCGTTGTTCCACAGGCCGACAGCGCCAGTAGTGACAATGCACTCAGGCAGAGGGCGAGCCGGTGCGGCCGGCGTGGGGCGGTAGCGAGTGGTGGCATCGGTGATTTTCCGTTTGAAGGTGGCGATCTGCTTGGCCGCCTGGTCGCGCTCGTCGTCCAGCGTCCTGGCCAGTGCGTTGCCCTTGCTGACCAGGGCGCTTTGTTGGCGGGATGCCTCTGCAGTGGCGGCCGCCGTTGCTCTGGCATAGGCTCCCTTGATCTGTGCCACGTCGGCGACGCGGTTGGTGTGTTCGACATCCCAGCCGAGCAGCGCACCGAGACCGAACAGGCCGAGCGACAGAAGTAGCGAGATGGTGTTCATCGGCCCACCCCCTCGGTCGTTACTACCCGCAGGAAGGCATTGCCGACGGCGAGGATGACCATCCCCAGCGCGTAGGCGTTAGCGGGCAGGTGGGGTTGCAACATGCCGCTGGCTGCTTCGAGTGCGGTCAAGCTGGCAACTGCGCCGTTAAACAGCATGGTTTTACTGCGATACCACTTTTTACGGCTGCGCTTGGGTTGGTCGGCGGCGATCATGCGGACTCCATGAACATGTCGCGTTCGGCTCTGCGCCGTGTGACTAGGCCGGGCTGCACTTCGTCGCCGGCATGAACCCAGCGGCCGAACTCAGCCGCTGCTCCGGGCTTGTCGCCCGCTTTGATCTTTTGCAGGAGGGTCGATTTCTCGAAGGCGCCGAGGCCGATGTTGAAAGCGAACGAGGCAAGCGCGTCGACTTCGTTCTGCTTGAGTTTCGGCAATACACCAGCCAGGTAGATTTCGACCGGCGCTAGATCGTTGCGGAGCAGCTCGTCGGCTTGCTCGCGGGTGATGGGTGGAGTGATGCGGTTGATCTTGCGGACGACGTGGCCGTAGCCAATCGTCAGTTTGCCGGCCGGGCAGGCATAGACCGTGGCCGAGAACGACTCGAAGTGCTTGATGAGGGCAATGCCTCGGAGGGATGTGGTGTATCGCATGAGGCTAGTTTCGCCCGCATGGAATATTGATTTAATGCTGACACGTGTCAGCAGTTAGAAATGGAAAGCCCCGCGATGGCGGGGCGAGATTTAGTGGTTTTTGGCTGTGGGGCAGTTTCCGTCAGGGCAGGCTGGCACGTCCGGCTATCTTGATCGCTTGCGACGCCCCATTACATGCTATGCATTTCGCTATTAAGTACACCGATGTCATTGTCGGTCGTATTATTATTTCACATGCGTGATAAGACTCTTTGTTGTGTCAAATACAAATCAAGTAGCTACGGTGAATTGGCATGTTCTGCGTTTATCAATATACGAACCGGTGGGGCCGTCTGATAACTGTTAGATGCTCACACTGAATAACAGCGCACTATCCTCATGCTATGGATTGCGACCCATTGCATGGTGTTTCTTGTTGTCGCAAACCATTTAAGGAGCCTCACATGAAATTGATGAAACTTGTTTCGTTCGTAGCGGCCTCCATTTTTTCTCTCTCAGTTCTTGCCGGTCCGGCCCCCTGGTATCAGTGGAGAAGTAAGCTGAACGGCAAACTCTTTTGTGCGCAAACCTCACCTGGAGATGGGTGGGAGCGAGACAGTGGGCCATATAAAGATGCACGCTGCGAACAGCCAGGAACACGCGACTAGCATCTAACCCTGCGTTGAGGTGACCTGCGCAAAAAGTCGCACAGGCGCCTTAACTCCACGTTATGCCTCATGGAGCCACCAATGATTGATGACAAGATTAAGATTAAGTTTGGAGCCGCTGTAATCGAGGCTCTTACTGAGTTCGCAAGAACGGGGATTCCCGATCCGACAAAAATGGATGCCAACTGGTTCGAGCATATTCAAGATAAAACAGTGAGAGAGGCTGTTTGTGACACGTTCTACGGCGCACGCTGGCATTACAAAATTGGGTTGGCTCTTCTTGTTGATAAGAAAGAGCAGTATGCACATGTAAGGGCACAGGTAATCGACTACGCCTCTATTTGCGAAACACTACTCGTTGAAATGATTATTCACGGTGTTAGTCATGCGAAGTTCACGAAGCAACAGCATCAGTTTTCTGATTTTCAACAAACCAAGAAACTGAACTGGAAAACTGCTGTTCGCGCCAAGGCCGAGAAACAGACATTCGCTTGGTATATCCGGGTAGCGCAAGAAGAGGGAATCATTGATGATCCATTAGCGAAAGAGCTTGAAGGAATGAGAAACCTGAGAAATACGGTTCACATCACTGAGCGCGCAAAGAAAAATAATACCTATTCCCTCAAGGTATCGGACGACTCATTCAAGGTTATGCAGCGAACGATCAACCAAACGAAGAGCTGGTTTAACAAAAATAAATAAGCATAACCCGCCATTTCACAGGCCTTGCACATATAGCCGTGTAAAGCTTGTGAATTCAAGCGTTAGACCACTCAAAGGAGCGCGAATGTTTGGTGATGGTGAAGGCCTTCAGACAGAAGTGAAGTTTGCTGTCGCGGCAGCTTATGACAAGTTTGCCGCGAAATGGGGGGGCACTAGCGAAAAACTCCGTTGGGTTGATGACTGGTCGTCGTTCCTTAGTCGCTTCTCAGTGGACGAAATTAACTCGGTGGCCGACTATTGCGTCAGCGAATTCCGTCGGCCTCCTGTTCCGGTGGAGTACATCGAACTCTGTACCAGAGTTAGGAGTGGAAAGCCGCTATCTGAGCCAATAGTGTCAAAGCGTGAACGCATGGCCTACCTTATCCTAGCGAACGAAGACTTCAAGGTTGGCAACACATCAAGCTCTGAAATTTCTGATGCATGTCTAATTACGGCAGTTATTGCATCTCTGAATGCGTATGGTGAGTCACTTCCTAATATGAGCACCGATTACGTCATTGAAGAACTTACCGGGCGTGTCCGGATGTTCTTTGAAGAGGCATTACTATGGCAACTCGATGCTAAGGAAGGGAAGGGCTATTGGGCTGACATGTTTCATGGAGACAGCCGAGTGGACTAACCCCTCGAGTTCAGTAGGCTTGCGCACAAAGCTGCATAAGCCTACTGAACTCGAACTTTGGGCGTTATAGGAGGGGTTTTACGTGGCCAAAAAGGCAATGTTTTTCTTAGTAACTCTACGTGATGGTCATTCGCAATGGGAGCGAACTGTTCCAGCACAGAGCAGAGATCATGCAGCTTCATTGTTTCAAAATGAGCATGTAAAAGCTGTAAAAGTTGATTTCTTAGGCTGGCAACCAGTCGAAACATATCCTGATCCCTATGAGGGTGTTGTTTTTGCTGCATCTTGCAACTCACAAGACATGATCATCAAACAAAACGATGATGGTTATAGTTTTTTAACTACACACTTTCATAGGCAATATCAAAAAATTTCTTGCGAAATTGATGAGTGATTTAACGCCAACCGGGAGTCAAGAGGGGCTGCGTAAAAGCGCGGAATCTCTTACTTTTACGTTGGCTAACTTAGCGTAGCTATTGTCATTTACCTGACCAGCGAGGAAATATGCAATCAATTTGTAAGCTCTTGACTATATGTGCTCTTGCTGGCTCAACGGCAATGGCAAACGCTGGAACGTTATGCCCGGATGCCGCAGGAGTCATGCTTCTTCACGCCGCATGGGTTTCGCCGAAGTTCACCTCATGCTCATTCAGTGGGGTATCTCCAAGAGAAGATGGCGGAAAGGAAATCTCTTTTAAGGTTGTCGGCGACAGTCGAATCTCCAAACTCTCAGACAAGGAAATTTGGGTGGTTGGTACAGCGGTGGTGGATTCAAGGTGGAGAATCAAGACAGTCAAGTGGGGGTCATATAAGGCGGCTGTTCCGCCTGGCGTTACGACCGCGCTAGGCGGAAAGGTTCTTGCTGGTATGTCCAAGTGAGTCTCGCTGAACCAGTGCCCAACCCAGCAGTCAATAGGCCCTGCGCGAAAAGCGACGCAGGCAGGTTACTTTTAACGTTCCTGAGCGTCTGAAATTAGACACTTCTCCCTATGAAAAATTTCCACGGATGTGTTCGATAGGGAAACTGATAACAGAGCCTCATTCCCCCAATGAACGTCAGCTTTCCCGTAACGCCAAGGACAGCAATAGGTCATGCCCGGAATTAAATATTTTTGGCATTAGAATAGTGTCATCTGCCCCTCGCTATCGATAACCCGGCCATCACTGTCGGCGGCTTTCGTAATTCGCCACAGGTGCCGTTCCGAATAGCGGTAGGTCTCATTCATCGCAGCAATAGCAGCCCTCGCTGACAACCCATCGCGGGTCATGCGGTCGAATCGCTCACGCATTTCGTTATGCAGGACAGCCCGAACAGCGCGGGCGCAGGTCGGTATATCGACTCGGCCGCCGCCGTAGCGCCCAACCAGCTGTTGGGCGGCCGGGTCGCCGATTATTTCGGCCAATTCATGATAGCGTGCATGCCCGCAGCCTTTTGGCACGGGGATGGTGCGGCCGCCAAACCGTTCGAGCATTGTCAGCGTTGCCGGCAAGCCGATTACCTCGACAAGAGCGCTGGCTGATTTCGGCAGCTGATCGAGATTGAGGCGCATGTCAGCCCTGCGCCTGGCGCTTTTGCTGGTATTCGAGGGCGATAGCGATGGCTCGCAGTTCGTCGCGGTCGCACATGGGCAGCTTCTTATAGACGTTGGCCAGGCCCGGCTTGAGGCCGGCCATTTGCCGGGCGATGCCTTCGACGTAGGCGACTTGGCCACCGCGCTGGATGCCCAGGTCGCGACAAAAGACGATGATCCGGCGCAGCAGGGGTTGCCGATCTGCGGCGGCGCTATTGATGAACGACCACTCGTTGCCCGACTGCTGGCGGTAGTGCTTGTTGATGTAGGCGCGCACTTTGTTGGCGCCGGCCATGTCCAGCTGGGTGCTGGAGGTAACGCCGGCTTCCCGCTGCATGATGTCGCGGCGGGCGGCGTCGTCGATGTCGAACGCTTTGCAGTCGCCACGGATGGCGCGCAGGGTCGAGGCGAGATTGTTGGTGGCGGTTCGTCGTTGCATGCTGTTCTCAGCGTTAACCCAGTTAATCCATCTTCCCCAGCCCGCTATGGGTAACGGGCTGGAAATGAGGGATTGCCTGTCAGGCCGCCGCAATATCCAGAGGGATAGGCCGGTACTGGTCGGTCGTGCCGATCCGCTCATAGACGCGGACGTAGCTCTTGCTGCCGGTCACTTGCACGGCATCGGAAATGGCCTGCATGGCTGACTTCCACTTTGCATGCTCGATGTCGAGGCGGCGCAGGCCAAGGACGCGGCCGGTGTTGATCTTCCCGGACGAGTCGACTTGGAAGGCGTCGTTGATCAGGGCGCGGATTTCCTTACGTGCGCCTTCACTCCATTCGTGGATGCATTCGTCGATCAGCGCCTTGGCTGCTTGCAGCCGTTCGTCGAAGGCCAGCGTTTCGCTGATGGCCCGTTGCACCTTGTAACGGCCGTCAAAGCTGACCAGGGTGACGTTGCCCTTGTCGCCGCCGACCTTTGCGCCGTACTGCTCGGCAGACAGCTGGACGAAGGCCGCGATGTCGCCGAAGGCGTCGGCCTTGAATTGGGCAATGCTCTGGTTAAGTGCGCGGGCCTTATCGACGATTTCGCCGACCAGCTTGTGGCGCTCCATGTCGATGGGCTTGATGGCGTCGAGGGGAACCTGTCGGCCTTGGGTGTCTTGCATGTGGCCGGGGAGGTTTTCGGGGTGGGTGGTCAAGGTGTTCTCCTGGTGGTTAGTGGGGATACGCTGAAAGGCTGTGCTTGATGTGGTGTGTCAGCGTCACGCTCGGCGGCAGCTTCTTGGGGTTGATGGTGATGTCGCGGCCGGGCGGCAGGATGACGCCGGTCGGCCAGCACACCAGCTGCTCGATGCCGCCGCGAGTGATCCGGGCGTCGTAGATCAAACGGGCATCCAGCGCGGCCTCATAGATCGCGGCGAAGTCGTCGATGTGCAGGCCGAGCTTCTTGCGCACGTCGGCGGCCACGGCGGGCTTTTTGCTGCTGGCGTGACTGATCGTGTCGAGCAGCTGAGCAATGGCGGGGGTCATGGCTGCACCTCAGCAGTTGGCACTACGGCGACGATGCGGTAGCCATCGCGCGGCCACTCGATATGCGTCCCGTGCGGCCCGCGTTGGCAGATAGCCTTGCCACCAGCGACCAATGCGTCCAAGCGACGGTCGTAGGCGATCTGGATGTGGTTGGCCTCGCCGAAGCCGTGCGCGGTCGCGGTGATGACGGTGTAGCCCTCGGCGGTCAGGACAGTCGCGGCCATGGCCATGTCGAGGATCTGTTGGCCGATGGTTTTACGGGGGAAGTCGGCGGCGTTCATTGCGGCTCAATCCAGGTCAGGTCGACGCCGTGGAACAGGCCGGTGATGGTTTTGTAGCCATCCTTATCGCGGATGTGCTTTTCCGTCATTTGGTCGAGCAGCAACTTTGTCGAGAGCTCATCGCGCTGGATGGCGATCTGCGGCCGCTGGCCGGCGATGCGTGTCCAGATCACGTGGTAGCCCATCTGCCGAATCTTCCGTTCGGCGCAGTTCAGCACGTCGAGGCGACAGCGGGTTGATACATCGAAAACCTTGAAATTGTCGGACTGGAGAATGGCTTCAGGTGTGTTTTTAACAAGTGCGAGATTCATGCTTTCTCTCCTTGAACTTGTGGTCGGTTCGGACATTGCTGGCAGGCGCGCCACAGGCGCATTGCCAAGGGGTTGTGCATGGGCGCCGGCTCGTTCGCTTTGCGGCACTCGGCAATGGGTTGCGCCTGGTTGGTGATCAGGCATTCGATGGTGTGAAAGCGCTTGATCACCTTGTCGATGAATTTGGTCGATGGTTCGAGGGCGCTTTTGCCTTGGGACATCGTCCGCGATACCAGGGTGCGGGATACGCCGAGGCGGCTGGCGACACCGGCCTTGCCTTTAGGGTTGGCTGCCACGGCCTCGGTGAGCAGGGCGCGCCAATCGACGTTATCTGGCATAGATCGCGTCCTCTTCATTGACGGGCTTTACCCACACGATGGCGTTCAGGTTCGGGTCGAACAGGCTGTCCGTCCGGCAGACCATCGGCGGCTTGGGGCCGGTATTGCTGATCAGGCGGAAACGCGCCTGGATACCCCCGTTACCAATGCCTTTGCCCTCGGCGATGCATGCCAGATAGCTGGCGCCGTGCAGCTGACGCAGGTAGTCCTTGGCCGCTGTTTCGGCCACGGGAATGGCCTCGGTAGTGGCATGCGCCGCCAGCTCGCGGGCGTTGATGTCGCCTTTGTGCATGCGCAGGGTGCGCCACATCTGTTCCTGGGCCAGCCCTTGGGTAACGGCCGACCCATCGCGCCGCACACGCGGGGCATCGATGCCGTTATCGCGCACCAGCCTGTAATGCTTGATCGGGTAGCCCCGGCCTTGGCTGTTTGGTGCCTCGGTAACCTCGAGAAAGCCGGAACGGCCGAGGCCGACCAGGTAGTCGCGGACTGTCTCGATGGATTCCTTGCCGCGTGTGATATCGCGCAGGACGAATGACGCTCACTTGAGGTCGCGGATGCGATCCCACACCCGTTGCCGCAAGCCTTTGCCGTCGATCATTTCGAGGTGGATGGGCTTACGCGGCATTACGTGCCCCTCCGCGCCGGTGCCTCGCCGGTATAAAGGGGGCGCTTGCCCCAGCTGGCCAGGTCGATCTCGCGCCAGCCTTCCATGGCCGCCTCGTCGGCCGCGTTGGATAAATTCACGCACAAGCGGCGAACCGATCCGCAGGCGGCATTGACGGCCATCTGTAGCCAGTCGTCGGCGACTGGCACCGGGCAATAGATCGGTGCCAATTCCTGGGCATCCTTGAAACTGACCGGCTGCGCGGGAATCCACGACAGCACGCGGCTGTGGAAACGCTCCCAGCGCTTTAGCTTGGTGGGCAGCAGCTCTTCGCCGGCCAGGATGATCGGGCTTTGGCTCGATTCGTAGATGTCGCGTACCAGCTCGACCATGCCGGCACTGCGCAGGCAAAAGTCGAACTCGTCGATCATCAAGGGGCGGCCGCTGGCAGCGAGCTGCTGGCATACCTGGTCGAGCAGTTGCGGGATGGTACCGGCCGGCCGCACACCCATTTCGGCCAGGATTTTTTCGAGCAGCGCCTTGCGACCCCAGGCACTACGCACTTGAACGTAATAGGCGCGGCTGGCGTTGGCGGCACCGAGGAGGGCGGTGGTTTTACCTGTCCCCGCTGGGCCGTACAGCACACCAAAACCCGGCAGGCTGTTGTTGCGGCTGGCCAGCTTCTCCATGGCCGTTCTGACCAGGCTCAAGTTGCAGATGTTGGCTATCTTTTGCGTCATGTAGAATCTCCGTTGCTATCTGTGTCAAAAAGGGCTGCCGAGTAGCTCCAACTACGCGGCGGCCCACCTCTTGGTGGCTTCGTTGTCATTCCCCTCCATGTTTTCCTTGGCCCATGCACGCCAGATCGGGTGCCGCTGGAAGCTGCCATGCCAGAAAGCATCGTTTTCATCGACTGACTCGCCGGCTGTGATGCGGCTATCCAGTTCGCTCCATTCGGCGATCAGTTCGTCGCTGCTCATGCCGCTACGGCTACGCGGTACGGGCTGGGCGACGGTGCTGGCAGTGATTTCGGTTTCGTCCGCTGCCGCTGGTAAGGCTTGCGGCTGTTGGTCTTGCGCGTCGATGACGGTGGGCGACAGTTCGCGGGTGTCGATCACTCGACCGCCGATGACCATCTGTCCGGCATCCAATGCCGGCAGGGCCACATTGCCGTGCAGTTCGGCCAGGATTTCCTCACGCTTGGCGTCGACGTTCTTGAGGCGACCCTGGGCGCGCTTTTCGCGGGCCTGATCGACCACCGCCACCGGGAAGTAATGCTGGCTGTTGCCGTTGACCTCGGCTTCACAGACGAAGCGGCCTTCCGGGGTGTAAACCCACACCTTGGCTGGGTTGTGGATGTCGTAAGCGACATGCAGGTCGCTGCCGTGGAACTCTTCGAGTAGGCGGGAAAAGTAGATGTTGGTGAAAAGGTTGATCTCGCCACGGCGCACGGCGCGCTTGATGCGCGGCCGGAACAGCGTTTCGATGCCTTCTTCCACCATGTTCGGCTGCCAACCTTTAGTCACAAAATTCCGCAAACAAAGGTCTGGTGATACGCCTTTCAGGCTGCGATGCGCCTGGGCGTTGTATTCGGCAACGCGGGCCTCGATGAAACTGATAAACAGGTCGAAGGGGATCAAGGGCATCACGCCGCCCTTCTTTAACGCCCGCCGCGTTAGCTTGAATTGCTCCAGGCGGGCCTGACGATCCATGGCCGCGCCGATGTAGGACGGCAGACGCTTGGCGGCCTGTACCCATAGGGTTTGATGGCTGCGTTCGATCACGCCACGGGCCTGCGAGTTGTAGGGCAGGGAGTGCTTGACGGTGATACCGAGCCGGCCGAGTAGGCCGGTCGACTCATCCTGCATCAGCGCATTGCGATAGCCCGAGCCGTTATCGACGTAGAAAATCGCCGGAATGCCATGGCGCTCGACGCCGTAGCGGATCGCATCGAGGACGGCCAGCGAAGACTCGGCCAGGTCGATGCTCCAGCCGACGACCTGGCGCGTGGCCACATCGACGATGGAGGTGATTTCCGGGCGGAATGGCCGACCGTGGAATGGGTGTTGTACTTCGGCATCGAAGCAATGGCCGTCGGCCGTCCACACGTCGTTCGGCTCCAGCAGCGAGAAGTCGCGGCGCACGAAGGGCTGGATGTTCTTGAGTTCGCGTGACCCCATCCGGCCGCGTTCGCGGGTGACGGCGCCGAGCTTGTCGAGGAAGCGGCGTACCGCATGGATGCTTGGCGGGTCAGCCGGCTCGTCTGTCCGCAACCAGTCTGCGTAAGCGGCGGCAACGGTCGGATTTTGTGGCTGTTGGTAGAAACCGAGGAACGATGTGGCCCAGGCCGGGATGGCCATGTCCTTTGTTGGCACCTTCGGCGTCAGATCGCCGGTCGCTAGCCAGCGTTTCAGTGTCCGCACCGATGGGTAGCCATCGCCCTTGCGGCCCCGACCATCGCGGGCACGGCGCAGCATCGCGTTAATCGTCGGCTCGACCATGCCGCACCGAGCATTGGTCAGTAACGCCGTCATCGCTGTTTCTTGGGAGCAACCGGCAGACTGCTGTAGCTGCCGAATCGCGGCGATGACGCCGTGGCGGGCATCGCGCTCCAGGCGCTGGCTGTCGGTCAGATCGGCGCAAGAAAAAGCACCTGCCGGGGCGAGGAGGGTGGGAGCCCCGGCAGGTATAAGCGCCGGTGCTACAAGCGCACTGGAGGAGACAACCGACTCAATGGTTTTTTTCTGGATGGCTTGGCGGACATCGGCCGGCAAGGTGCTGTACAGGCGTTTTTTACCGCCGCGTACCGGGACTTCTTCAAATAGCCACTCCTCGCGCTCGGCGCGCTTGGCGGCGGCCTGCTTGCTGACGCCCATCGCCTCGGCTATGTCGGCCAGGGTATGACGCTGCAGATTGGCGAGGAGCGGCGCGTTCATACTTCGCCCATCGCTTTCTTGAGTTGCTTGATCCGATTTGCGGCTTCTTCCTTGACCCGCTCCATCTTGCCGATTTCGGCGTCGAGCGCTTCCTTGCCGACCAAGACCTTGCAGCCGCGCAAATTGGCCAGCCATGCGGTGATGTCGTGGGTTTCGAGCGCGACTTCCAGTGCAGGCAAGTATTCGAGAGGGAAGCGCCAGCCTTCGCGGCTTTCTGCTGTCCAGCTATCCAATTGGTGCTTGGTGATTTCCTGCCCGGTCAGTTCCGACATACGGGCCGCGATTTCGTGGCGGGATTTGTGCGAGGCCTTGAGCAGATCGGAGATAAGGCCGCGAATGGTTGTGCCGACGGCAAGCGCCCCCGGTAGGGGATTACGCGGAACAGGCACCTCGAACATGTCCATCGTCAGCAAGTCTTTTGGATTTCGCAT